TGTAAATTATCTAAAAAATCTAATTATAAAAAAATAGAAAATGTTCTAGAAAATGTTGAAGAAAATGTTGAAGAAAATGTTGAAGAAAATGTTGAAGAAAATGTTGAAGAAAATGTTGAAGAAAATAAAACTATTGTTAATAATAAGTCAATAAATGAAAAAAAATCGTATTTACAATTGTTAGACAAAATAAAAACATCTCTTGCCGATTCAAAAACAAGCGTTACAGATTTAAGTGCTACTATAATTCATATGTATGATAATTATGAAGAGCAATTATTGTGTATACATAAATTACTTAATGGCGTAGTATTTGATGAAAAAAAATATTTTATTCAAGCATTAAAAAATAAGTTGGACTCATATAAGCAACAAGACAAAAAAAAAACATATGATGCCTACGATAATTTTATAACATTGGAAAATATTATAGAAAAATTAGTAGCTTATAATATGAGATGCTATTATTGTAATAGCAAAACATTAATATTATTTAAAAATGTGAGAACTAATTATCAATGGACTCTTGATAGATTAAATAATTATGATGAACATAGCAATGCTAATACAGTAATATGTTGCTTAAAATGTAATTTACAAAGACGCAGAAAAAATAGTGAAAAGTTCAAATTTACAAAACAATTAGAACATAACTTATTACTTTTAAAAAAAATTGACTAAAAAGTAATTAGTATTTATAATTAGTATTTATAAATAATAGCTGTTATTAAATTAAAAATGTCAAATTTAACTGCCAAAAAATCAAAACAAATTAACAAAATATTAGCACTATTAGAAAAAGCAACTATTTCTAATAATGATTATGTATCTTCAAAAGAACCCTTTTTTTGGAATGATAACAATAGTATAAAGTTTCAACAATATAATAATTTATTTGTTGACGCACAAATTCCAGAAGGGTTAAATAGAAATATTAAAATATTATATCAAATTTTAGGTCATCAAAAAAAAGAAATATATTATGGACCATGGACTATTATGAGTTTAAATGAAGCATTAGAACGCTATAAAGTAATTTGTGCTAAGGGACAAACTAATGTGTTTGATATTGGATATAAATATGAAGGTATGGGACATATTACTTTATTAAGTTGTGATTTGACCAATCATCTATTATTTTATAGACCTGATGGTGGGTCTAATGACTATGATAGACAATATAATTGTAATGAATTAATTAAAAATGGTTCACAACCTTATGAGAAGTTTTATTTTAGCAAGTGGTTTTATAATGTATTATAAACTAATGTTATTGTTTATGTGTGTGTTTTTCTTGTTTTTTGTCGAAAAATGCGTCTTTTCTTAAATGATTTTTTGTTCTTTTTATTATGGCGTTTTTTTTTGATAGTTTTTCTTTTCTTTAGATTATGAAAACGACTACGACCCCCATAAGCAAGTGTTGGATCTTCAGGCACAGTTTCAATAACTAGTTGATTTTTATATATATTGGGATATTTTTTTTTTTGCTCGTCTAGTTCATCTGGAGTAAGATAAGCATAATGAACATAAATTTTATCACCATAATACTTATAAGGTTTAAAATTTCCATATTGATTAATTAATACATCATAAGAAAATTCAGCACAACATGACAATGGTGCACGACCTTCGTATTTATAAATAACTTTTTCATACTCTAGTTCTCTCATTCTATCAATTGTTTCTGGATTAATTCTTCGATCAGGTGATCCTGATTTAATGTAATCTGGATTATCATTATATAAACCCGAGTCATTTGTGTCTCCTCCTATAACAACTAACTCAGGAGTAAAGACAAATACTTCTCTTGCTGCCTCCATGTAATCTCCAATTGCCGGTTTAAGCAATGTATTTGTTAATCCGGGCTCATTTGGTCCGTGTAAGTTAATTAATACTATTCCTGGATTAGATGTTTTAACACAAGAAAAATTTCTACCAAGATTAGTAGGATTGGAACTATAGTTTGAATGTAATCCTAAATCATTACCGTAAAAACCATCGAACTCTCCCAGAACGTCTGTGTTCCATATTGTAAGTAATGTTGGATAAAGTGAATTTCCACCTTTTATTACTTCTATCGAATAAGCTACAAAACCATAGTTTTGACCATTCTTACCTATATATGTACCTGTTGTATAATATGAACCTTGCGGTAAACAAGATTTTCTTTTATTAATGTATAAAACTTTATCAAACGCAAGAAGTTCTAATAATGCCTGATAACCTCCATTAAATGGAGGGTCTCTTTCAATCATGTCTCTATCATTCATTTCTTGAAAGAACATTATAGTTGGATTTCTTAGATTAACAAAATAATCTACTAAGTTTGCTGCGTTTTTCCAATATGCTCTTCGATCGGGGTTTTTATTTTGCGCTACAAAGTATGCTTCACTTCCCGTAGCAATACCTAAATCACTAGCAAAACTCATATTATAAGTTAATGCTATTAAAGGTTGTTCTATGTCTTTTAGAAAAAACTCCATAAATACAGGTTTGTGGTCAGATGTTTTTGAAAATTTAGGGGGTAAGTAAACTTCTGATGGTGATTCTGAAACTTCCGATGATTGTGATGATGATTGTGACATTAATTATAATATTTAATATATTATAAATTTATTAAAATATTATATTATATTATAATATGGCAAAAACAAGAAAAGTTGGACAACGTAGACATTTAAGAAAAAAACAGAAATCCAGAAGGCAGGCTAGAGGTTATGAGCAAATGGTTCCAGCTTATCTCTCTAAAATGTTAAATAAAGTTAGTTTAGATACATATAATAGAGAATTTGTTGATAATGGAAAGCCATCAGTTGTGTCAAGAATACTTTCACATTTACCTAAAAGAGATGTAAAAGGAGCAATATATAGAGCAGATAAAGCAGACTATGAGCGTCGTTTGAGAGAAGCACTTGTACTTAATAAAAAAATATTAGGCGATCAAGAAGCGTTAATAAAACAATTAAAAATGTCAGGCGCAGATGGTCCTTCAAATAGAACACGCAATAAGGGTAGACATACGACAGATCCAGTTCTTAATGATTTAGAATTAGAAGCATATCATACTAGATGGTCTATTATGCAAATTGAAGGTTTATTATCACGCATAGAAAGAAACGCATTAGATGACCTACCTCATGGTTTTACTAATTATAGTGAATTTCGTAGAGAAGCACCCGGATGGGATATGGCAAGAATGACATATACAACAAGATTTAGACCACCTGGATATCCAAATTGGAGATAATTTAATTATATATAAGTTTAGTTATTTTTGTTTTTATCTTTATTTTCTATGTTTTCTTGATTTAACTCTAGCTAATGGTTTTCTGTGTGTTGCTTTTATGTTTCTGCGTTTTGTTTTACGATAATTTTTTCCAGCAGCATGTTCTGGATTAATAGAAGATGTAGAAGATAATCCGGATAAAAGTGTTGGACTAAAAATTTCAGCATTTTGGCGTCGAAGTGGTGGTGGAGGAAGACTATTAGTTGGCATAGATAGTGTATCTACATTTAATGGTGTAACACTTTGGCGTGGTGGCGGTGGACTATAATATTGAGGACTAGATCGAGAACTACTAGAACTTGAACGACTACTAGAACTTGAACTACTTGAGCGACTACTAGAGCGTGAAAGATTATATGCTCTTGGATTATCTCTTCGCTCAATACTTTGCGCTAAATTATCAATACCCGTACCTGTAAGAGTATATACATCACTCAGTGTAGCTATATTTTTTAAACTAGTTATTATAGTGTCAACATCAGCAGGTTGAATACGTTCTCTATCAATCCATGCAAATTTTTCTCTTTGTGAAAATATATGAAAACTATACATAGTCATTTCTGCTAAAGCTATTTTAATTCTGTCATCAGTGTTGTCTTGTAGCAGGTGCCCGATTATAGTAAAAGTATCTCTAATATCATTTAAATCTTTATTTATTTGTTTAACAAATAAATTCAAGGCAAATAAACTTGGATGTGCTAAATATGCTGAAACACTTCCGTTTGCTGCGTCTCGAACAGCAAGTAATTTTTGTTTCAAGCTTAGAACTAGTCTATATTCTTCTGATATAGGCGACATTTAATATAATATAATATTATATATTAAATGTTATAATAGTAAATATTATAATATTTTATTTTTGATTTTACATTAGTGTTTACGTTTTTTGCCTTTTTTATATGTAGAACGACGTTGTTTTTTACCGCGTGCAACATTTTCATTTATAGTTAACGATAAATATTCGCTATTCATTGTATCAAGTTCGTTTTGTAATTGGTCTTTTTGTCGCGTTAATGTTACTATGTCCTCATTTAAAGTTCTATACTTTTTTTGTGCTCTAGTTATGGTTCGTAACATTGAATGTGCTTCTACTCTTAGTGGTGTAATATTTTCCTGAATATAATCAGCGAGAGTTTCATGAACACGATTTGCCTCATTATAACGACTTCTTATACCTTCAACATCGGTGGGATTTGTTCTAGTATAATCATTATAGTGGCGTAGTGACCTAGCATATGTATTTCCAAAATTACCCTCTGTTTCTTCTTGATTGCGTCGCGTTATTTCTTGAGTTAAATAACGCACTCGCTCTCTAGCACTATTAGCCGTGTCATTTGCTAATGTTGCTTTCTCATTAAATCTACTTATATCATTGTCTAATTTGGCTATTATAGTTCTAATTTTTGTTATTTCTCTAAATAAAGTTCGTCTTCTATAGGCTAAACTTGGTTGATATGGTCGTGATGATACTCTTCTTTCGCTCATATTATAATATAATATATTATTTTACTTTTTACATTAGTGTTTTTTAATAATGCCCTTTCTTAGTTTTATATTTTTTGCCTCTTTTATGTGTAGTGCGACGTTGTCTTTTACCACGTGCTTGATTTAACGCTCTATCACTCTTAAGTGCTTGTTCAAGTTTACGCTCAAGGTCGCTTATGACCCCTATTATATATTGTTGTCCTTGATATAAACTATGATGGTGTTCACTTGCTGTCTTATAAATTTCGCGCGCTATTTCTATTTCTGCTTTAACGGCTGCAATATTTGTTTTCACTAGTTGTTTGAAAGTATAACCAAGTTCATGAAGTCGTTTTTCAATATTATCAGTGTCTATGCCTCCATTTTTTACAAGTTCATCATAACGTTGCTTTAATTCTCTATATTCCATGCCTAAGTCGGATTGCCTAAAATTATCACGAATAGTAATTTTTAATTGCTCTTTTTGTTCACGCAAAGTTTCATAGCGCTCCTTATCGTCTTCTCTACGAGTTAGTGCTTGGTCAACTTCAATAGTTAATGTGTCCAGTGCTCGGCGTTGCTGTCTTAAATCTGTTTCTAATTCTCTAATAGTATTTGCTAAATTGGTTCTTCGTGTTTCTAAAATGTGTGTTTGTCGCGCTAGCACACTTGGCAAATTACGTCTCCTTTCTTGTCTTTGACTAGCAGATCTTAAATGCATTCTTGAAGTTCTACGCTCATTAGTATTAATACTAGACATATTATATTAGACTAATATAATAATTTTGGTTTTATTTTCTAGTTTTTTATAATCTTCTTTTTATTGTGTGTTTTCCTTTTTTTGCCTCTTTTATGTGTAGCACGAAGTTTTCTTTTTCTACCGCGTCCTCTATTTAACCTAGCTTCTTCGTCCACTATAGCACTAAGAGCAGTTTCTAATTGTCTTAGCGTTGGTTTTAAATCAAAACGTTGTCTATGTATTAAAGCGTGCGCAGCCCTAGAAGCAAAGGACGCGTTTTCAGCTCTTTCTGCTTGTTCTTCTAAAGCATTATGTGCTTGACTACGTCTTCTATCTAGTCTTGTATGAAGTTTTGCGACTCTTGCTTCGGAACGTCTACACGCATCACTTGTACTAGTATTATTAGCATAGTATTGTTTTATTTTATATACTTCCTCTCTAAGCGCAAGTGCTAAATTAGATTGGTTCAAATTTCTAGATATAGTAGAATCAATTCCTCAGTCATCTGTAGCATCTCTTGCGTGTCGAAGTCTGTGCCTATCTTCAATAGCGCGTAAACGTGCTAACTCTTATTGATTAGTAAGGTCAGTTAATCGTAATCTTAAAGGTCTTAAATATTCTTCTAGTTCTCTTCTTTGCGTTTCTAACTCTCCTAATCTTATATTTATACTATTAGGACTAAGTCTTCGTGTTCCTGGCATATTATTATAATATAATACTATTATAATAATAATATATACTTTAATTTTTAGCTCTTTAGCTCTCTCTTATAACTACAAGTCTTCTAAATCTTCAAGTTGAGTTTTTAAATTGTAAACAATTAAAAATAGTCTATCTTCTTCTTCATATGCTGTAATATCGTCTTCGTTTGCTTTAGTATAAATTTTGTCTAATTTTTCTATTTTATCTATAAGAGCATAAAGTTTACCAATAGGACCAAAACGCAGTGTTTCAAGTTTTATTTTGATTAAAGAAGCGCTCGAGCGTTTCAACATGCTTTGACTTCTATTAAGTTCATCATATTTCTTTTTTAAATCGTCATATTTATTTAATTTGGATTGCCCAATAACTTTTTCGAGTTCATCGCGTTCGTCTTCTAGATCGCCAAGTTTATTGAAGAGCTCTTCCTTGCGATCATGAATTGGTTGACTTGCTACTATATAAGCATCTAGTTCTGCTTGTGCTATTTTTAGTTTTTTTATTAAAGTTTGTTTTTTTCTCCCAATTGTTATATGTCTTGTTGGAACTGCGCTCACTATTTTACTAGCAATAGCTCGCGAATTAGCACTTTGGTTAAATTTTTTACTAAGTAAACGCGCTATTTCTTTCTTATAAGGCGCGTTTTCTATTGCTTCTGTTATAGACGCTCTAGGAACGTCTTGAAGTATTTGTGATACAAGCATTGGTTCAACAAAATTTTGATTATGACTACGTAAACTGGTAGCATCTAACATTTCTTTAAGTAAAAATGGCACTTTGTCTTCTAGACCTTTCCCAAGTCTTTTTGTCCCAAGTCTTTTTGATTTATGTTTTCTTTTAACTTGTTTGTCATATTTTCTTGTTTTACGCATATATATATATATATATATATATATATTAATAAAATATTATTTAGTTATTTTTGCTAATTCGCACTATAAATTTATACAAATGATAAATAATAATAAATAGTCCAATAAACCCTAATGTAATATATGTTTCTTTAGTTAATTTTTGTTGTAATCCAAAATAGGCTAATGCTAAAAATCCTGGAATAAATAGTATATAATGAGCAATGTAAAGTAAATTTCTCATATTTGTAAAGTCCAAATTAGGAAATGGAACAAATAATACTATTACTAAACCCAATAATCCTAATAAATAATATATTGGTTTTGCTGACTTGTTTTGAAAATAACCAATATAAACTAATGACGCACCTATAACTAAAATATGTAGTATATTGACGTATTTCATTGGCAAATTTATTATTCCCATATTATATTTTATATAAAAACTATATTATTTTTTAAGATTTCCTATATAATATTTTGGTAAAATAGTTTTTTTAACATAACTAGGATGGCCATTGGCTATAAAAAGTTGCGTTGCGTCTTTTCCGAGAGTTTGCATAATAATCTCTCCTCCTGGATGTTTTGGGATCCATGAACTAATATTATAAACCTTGTTTTCAATTATTGTCCAAGCATCTTTTTTTGTATTATGTTTTTTTACTTCGTCTAATGTAAACATTTTTTTATTGTGTTCGCTATTTTTACCGCCTAGTTTGCGTGTATATTTTAATGCCTTTGTTTTCATAGTTGTCATTAGCATATTACCTAATTTGGAAATACAATTTTCAGATGTCATTAATGCTCCTTCACACCAAGCTTGATATTGTGAATAATTCTCTCCAATAATAAAAACATTTGGCAACGGATTTAATAATTTTGAACTTAAATTATCGGAGTCTACATTTTTTTTCCAACACGCCACACCAGCATCCCAAAAATACATTTTTATATATTTACTTGGTGGAACTTTTATGTTATAAATGCTAAATAGTTGATTTAGTTTTATATTTAGTTTGTTTTTAACAAACTGGATTCCTTTTTTGGCACGTAACAAGTTCCAAAATCTCGCATTAGCACTATCACTATAACTAGACATAATTAGTCCATTGTTTGGATTAATAGGAATTACAAATTGGACCTGACTATTTGTAATAGTTTTCTCAATATTTTTAAACCAAATTTCTCCATTTGTTTTATTATAAATTTCAAATATTCTTAGTAAATTTATAGAATTTATTGAATTTAAATCTCTCAAAAAAGGTTTAAATAAGTCTAATTTTTCCAAGCTTTGTTTTGGAATAGCACATATTACATAGTTAGAATATACATTATGAAGTTTTGATTTACTATAATTATTTATTACTATTTTAAATAAATTATTGTTATTACTATTTATTTTAGTTATATTTTCAACATTTGAGAGATTTAATAGTGTTATATTTTTTGATTTATAAGATTTTGTTTTTTTAATAAGATCCAACATATTCTCTATTATTTGCCCTAGTCCTCCATTCAATGTAAAAAATTTTGATTCATTATTATAATCATGTTTAAAATATTTAATAGCATCATAAGCATTAAATTCATTTAAATCTGAAGAATATTCAAAAACAGACTCTACTTTTTGAAAGAATGAAAGTGACACATATTTTTTTATTAATTCACTTAAATAAAATTTTTGTAATACTGACTTGCCTAATTTGGAAATTAGCGGACTAACAAAAAATTTGTATAATTTGGACATAATAGTGTCTTTAAAGTGTGTTTTGTCACGAACGCTATTATTTTCTGACACTTCTATATATGTTTTAGTATTTGGGATGTCAATAATTTTAGGTTTTAATCCAAGTTCATTTATTAAATTATTTATAAGTTTATGATTATGACCTAGTCGCCCAGCACCCAAGTCCATAATATATTCTTCCCCATCTATAGTTTCTTTATAAGAATATATTCGCCCTCCATAACGCTCTCCTGACTCTAATAATAGAATTTTTAGCTGTGGATACTTGCTAGACAATTTATATAAAGTGTAAATACCTGAGATGCCTCCGCCAATAATTACTAAATCATAATTGTTAGTATTATGAGTATTATGATTTTTTTTATTTTTTTGTGTATTAGTCATGTATCTATATTATTATGTTATAGCAACATAATAATATATAATATATATTATTATATAATAGTTAGCATTCTCTCATTTTCTAATTGGCCAAACTCCTAAGTATATTCATTGAATTAGTAACGCGCTCTCGTGCTCGTGTTAATTCTTCGCTGGCTTCTTCTTCGGTTCTAAGTAATCTAATATAAGTTGGTGAATTTACACCGCTCAGTCTTCGATTTCTATTAGATCGTTCATAGTTATTTGTGCGCTCCTGGGCATTAGTTAATGCTTGTGTTGCTAAGCGACGTTCTTCTAATGCCTGATTTCTAGCAACTAGCGCTTCTTCATATGTCATAGTTGGATTAGCTAAATGTGCGTAGGCATTGTTAGGTATAAATGTTCTACATAATGGGCAACTAGCATGACCACTTCGTAAACTACGTTGTATACATTCAGTGTGAAATCTGTGGCCGCATCCTAATTTTGTAATAGCTTCATCTTTTGTCATTGGATCATGACATATTGCACATTCATTAGTTTTTTCTAAATTAGCATATATTTGCTTAATCGAGCGCGAATGTCGTTTTCTAGTTTGTTTGCCTCTAACACGTTTTTGAATTCGCGTAGCTGCTGATTTTTTTCTTGATGATGATCTACGTGTTGGCGAAGGCATATAATATAATAAAATATATTATATAATAAAATATATTATAGAAAATATGAAATTATTAATGTTGTCTTTAAAATCCTCTTGGTAATGGAATACCCTCTAAACGTGCTACTGCGTGTCGTGCCTCTTCAAGGTTTTGTGATACTATAGTTCTTTCATCCATTATTTGAGTTACTCTTTGTGCTAACATAGAAGCGCGAGAGTGTGGATTTGTTACATTTTGACTATAAGAGGGTATAGTATCAATATCATTAGCAACTAAACGCAACTCTCTATTTAATCTTGTAAGTTCATTGCTATAATGTTCTCTATTATACAACGCTTGTCTTAGTTGTTCTCGTTGCCTTTGTTCCCATTCTTGTTCACTTTGTTCCATTAGTTCTATTAGTCGTTGCCTTTGTTGTCTTCGTTGTGAGGTTGCTGGTTGTTCTTGTTGTCTTGGACTTCGTAATGATTGTATTTCTGTAATAGTCATAGGTGTTCTACACATAGGGCACGTAGTATAACCTGTGCGTAAAATATCTTTTACACATTTACTATGAAATCTGTGACCACATCCTAATTTTGTAATAGGCCCATTATTTATCATAGATTCATGACATATTGCACATTGATTGGCTATTTCTAAATTTCTATATATTTGCTCAATTGAGCGGGCATGTTGTTTTCTAGTTCGCTGACCTTGAATTTTGGCACGGGCTCTTGTTTGAATTCGCGTAGCTGCTGATCTTTTTCTTGAAGATGATCTACGAGTTGGTGAAGGCATATTATTATATTTTAATAATATAATAAAATATTATTAAAATAGTTAATTATTACTATAAAAAATATTGAAATATTACATATACTCCGCAAACTCTATATTTCCAATATGATTGCAAATTCTCTGAGCGTTACGCGAATTGTCTCGTGCGCGTGTTAATAATTCAGAAGTTATAAAAAACATATTACTAACATCTTGTTCCAGTGTTTCATCATTTATGTTTAAACTTCTATAGTTATTATAATTATAAGAAGCTTCATTATAGAGTCTACGTACATAATATTCGGTTTGGTCGGTTTGGTCTGCACTATATTGATTACTTAATGAATCATTGAAAGTTATATTTGGAATTTCTGGAGGGTCAGGAAGTTGTGGTCTTAGTTCTTCAATTTCGCGTTCTAATAATTCTATTTCTCGCATACGTTCTAATATATATTGCCTTCGCAATATTGGGTCTAATATTAGCGGTTCGTATTCAGGTTCAGGTTCTTGTTCTAATTCTTCTTCTATAGAAATATAGGGTATATTAGTTATACGTTGCTTACAATTAGGACATTTTCCTTGACTTCTAGATAACCAATTTACTATACAATCTTTATGGAATCTATGACCACAAGGTAATGCCGTAGCAACATTTTCAGTCAAAGGTTCTAAACATATTGAACAATCATTATTTGTTAACATATTACTTTTTACTCTATGTATTACTTTTCTAGTTTGTTTTCCTCGAACTCTTGACTGAATTTTACGACTTGCTTTTAGTTTGGTTACTTGTTTTCTAGTTTGTTTGCCTCTAACGCGCTTTTGAATTTTTTTAGCTGCCGAGCTTCTTAAACGCGATGAGCTACGTCTTTGTGAAGGCATACTAAATTTATATTATATACTATAAATAATATAATGTAATATAATATAATATAATATAATATTTAAATACTAAGGATAGCCACTAAGGATAGCCACTAAGCATTAGTGAACCAAGATGGTTTGAAATTCGTAGAGCATTAATCGCATCATATGTTGCAACTTCTAATAAATTAGAAGTTCTATTAAAAACAGCATCAATGTATTGTTCCGCTATTTCATCGTTAGTACTTGGTCTATCTTGTGTGTTAAAACTTTCATAGTTAGTATAAATAGTATATGCTTCATTATAAAGACTTCTTAAAGTAGTCTCAGTATCATTTGCTGTTACTTCGTTAACTACTGCCTGTTCATAAGTTATATTTGGAATTTCTGGCGCATCAGGCAGTAGTTGTCTTTGTCGTTCTATACTTTGTTCTATAACATCTAGTTCTTGATTGCGTACTATTAGGTGTTGTATTAGTTGTAGCGGTTCTAAATCTAATAGTTGTGATTGTGATTGTGGTTGTATTTGGAATAGTGGTTGTATTTGTCGTTCTATAGAAATATAAGGTATATTAGTTATACGTTGCTTACAATTAGGACATTTTCCTTGACTTCTAACTAACCAATTTACTATACAATCTTTATGGAATCTATGTCCGCAAGGTAATGCAGTAGCAACATTATTACTCATAGGTTCTAAACATATTGAACAATTGTTGTCTGTTAACATATTACTTTTTACTCTTTTCATTACTTTTCTACTTTTGAAACCTCTATAATTTGTCTGAATTTTACGAGTTGCCTTTGACCTTAGCCTTTTCCTACTTTTAAAGCGTTTTTGAATTTTTTTAGCTGCCGAACTTCTTAGTCGCGATGAACTACGTCTTTGTGAAGGCATACTGAATTTATATTATATAATATAAATAATATAATATAAAGCTATATAAATAGTATAAGATTATTTGCTAAGCTAAAGATTATTAATATGTTCAGCAATTCGTTGAGCATTACTTCTATTGTTTCTTGCGCGTCTTAATAATTCGGCAGTTCTAGTAAGAATATTGCTAATATCTTGTATAACTATTTCATCAGTTATATTAAAACTTCTATAAATTTCACTGGCATCATTATTGACTCTATTTGATAAATCAACTACGGCATCTAGAATTTCGAGTGCTCTTATTATATTGTCTAGCGCTTGAATAAAATCAATATTTGGAATTTCTGGTGGGTCAGGTAGTTCTTGTCTTTGTTGTTCTATACTTTGTTCTAATATTTCTAATTCTCTCCTCCAAGTTAATAATTGCTCTATTACTTGTTCTTGTTGTGGCGCTATTGCTCGATGTGTTTGTCTTAGACTTCGTAATGATTGTATTTCTGTAATAGTCATAGGTGTTCTACATAATGGGCAATTAGCAAGACCACTACGTAAACTACGTTGTATACATTCACTATGAAATCTGTGACCACATCCTAATTTTGTAATAGGCCCATTATTTATCATAGATTCATGACATATTGCACATTGATTGGCTAGTTCTAAATTTCTATACATTTGCTCAATTGAGCGGGCATGTTGTTTTCTAGTTCGCCGACCTTGAATTTTGGCACGGGCTCTTGTTTGAATTCGTGTAGCTGCTGATCTTTTTCTTGAGGATGATCTACGCGTTGGTGAAGGCATATTATATTTATATAAGATTATAAAATAATATAAGGCTATAAAAATAGTATAAAATTATATATAAAATTATATATAAAATTATATATAAAATTATATATAAAATTATATATAAAATTATATATAATATTATATATAAAATTTTTGGTGAATCAACTAAATATTAAGTATACTAGTTACATTTGCTCTACAAACAGGACATTTTCTTTCAGTGCCAGTCAATGCTGGCCTTATACATGCTCGATGGAATCTATGTCTGCACGGAAATAATGTAACAACATTTTCAATCATAGGTTCTACACATATTGGACATTCAATATCTGTTGGTATGGTAGTTTTTATTCTACTTAGCAGTTTTCTAGTTTTTTGTCCTCGAAATCTTGACTGAATTTTTCGTGGTGCTGCTCTTTTATTTTCAACTAAATGTGAAACTATTTGTGATACAAGTGATGGATCAGCAAATTCTCTACCATATGTTCTTAAATGAACATCATTTAACTTTTTAGAAAGCAAAGCAGAAACCGCTTCCTCATAAGCTTTCTCTTCTTCCTCATAAGCTTTCACATATGCTTTATCATAACCTTTTGCATACCTTCTTGATTTATGGTTTTTTACTAAATTTCTCTTTTTTCCAACTTTTCTTGTTTTTGCCATATTATTTTATATAATATAATATAATATAATATAAGGCTATAAAAATAGTAATACATTACATAAGGTCTGCTGGTTCATTATCACCAAGCTCATCTACAATACGCGTAGCATTATTCCTAATTACTTGCGCACGATTTAATAAATCAGACGTTATATAATACATATTAGTAACATCTTGGTCAACTGGGTTACCATCTATTCTAACATTTCTATAGTTCTGATAATTTTCAGAAGCTTCATAAAATAGCCTTCGTATTTCAGCTACAAGTTGGCGTGCGTTATGTTGAATATGTAATGCTTGATTTAAAGTTATATTTGGCATTTCTCTGGGATCGTGTAGTTGTGCTATGCGCTGTTCTAGAATTTCAATTTCTCGCAACCTTTGTAATATATATTGTCTTCGTTGTGTTGGGTCTAATATTGCTTGTGTTTGTGCTTGTGTTTGTGCTTGTGCTTGTTGTATAGAAAGATAAGGTATATTAGTTACATATGTCCTACAATTAGGACATCTTCCGCCAGTGCTAGTCAATGAACGCCTTATACATTCTTTATGAAATCTATGTCCACAAGGTAACGCAATACGAACATCTGTAGTCAAAGGTTCAAAACATATTGAACAATCATTAATTGTTAACAAAGTATTTTTTTCTCTATTTATTATTTTTCTAGTTTGTTTTCCCCGAACTCTTGATTGAATTTTACGACTTGCTTTTAGTTTAGTTACTTGTTTTCTAGTTTGTATATCCCTAAATCGTTTTTGAATTTTTTTTGCTGCCGAGCTTCTTAGTCGCGATGAAGTACGTCTTTGTGAAGGCATACTGAATTTATATAATATAATATAATATATTTTATTATATTATAAAATAATCTATGAATTCTAGTAAGTCAAATTTAACAACTAAAAATAGAAAACCAATTTTTAAAAATAATAATTTGACGCAATTATTTAAGTTAATAAACGAAAAAAGAGGGTTTTTTGCTTTAATTTTAGCAACTTTAATATCTCAACTTTCTATTACTTATTATGTAAGTGAAAATGTTAAAATAGAGGAAGAAGATGGTAAAAAAAAATTCGACAGCAAAATTATAGGAGCATATGTAGCAATTTTTGTCATAATTTTAATTTTGGCATTTATTGCTATGCCAGCATGGTTAAAATTTATATTATTTTCACTCTTTTCAACTGCTTTTGGTGTAATTTTAGGATATAATAAATCAGGAATAGATCCTGGTATTGTTAAAAGTGCTTTAGTCGGAACAGCTAGTATTTTTGTTACTATGTTTACATTTGGACTAGCATTAATAGCTAGTGGTATTAAATTAGGTTTTAAATTTGGTTTTGGTTTACTTATTGCTTTATTCTTTTTAATAATTATTACTATTGTCCAATTTTTTATTGCTGAATCTTCGTTATTAAAAAAAATACTAGTTATTGGTTCATTGATGGTATTTTCGTTATACATTATGTATGATACTAATAATATTTTACAGCGTAATTATTATGGAGACTTTATAACAGCATCTTTAGATTATTATTTAGACATAATTAATATTTTTAGCGGATTAGTAACAGGACTTGAATTTGATGATTAAGGTATAAAAACTATGGAATAGGAATAAATTTCCACCCTAAATCTTCACAAATTTTCTTCCATATTTGGTCTTGTTCTATGCGTTTTTCACGATCTTTTAACATAGGAAAATATGGCAAAAAACTGCGTTCATTTAACAATTCACATAATTTATATAATGTATAATAATAGTTTAAAAAATTAACTCTATCTTTAGGACAATATTTTGAATAAGGTTTTTGTAATTCCATAAATAAATTACATAATGTTTCTTCAAGTTCGGCACTCATAATAGGAGGTCTTATTCCTAATTTATCTTTTATAAATGGAATATGTTCATAATATTTATTGTAACCCAAATTTTTCAATATTTCTTTAGTTTTCTTATTTGTTAACTCATTAAGACTTATACGTTCTTTTTTGATTTGATTTTTAATATTTTCAAATACTTCATCGGGTATATTTGTGCTTTCTTTTGCTTGAAATTGTGCTAATATTTCTTTTAAATGATTTATTCTTTTATAAGCATAAAAGCATACCTCTTTAGGAGGTTCCTTATATGATGGTTTATCTATTTCTATTAAATATTTAATACTATTTGAACAATTGCTGCATATTGACATTCCTTCACTTTCAACATAAACCATTTCTCCTCTCTTACACGCACTACATATATCCGATGGATAAATAAATTTATCATAATTTAAATATTTAGAATCAATATTGTTAAAATATTTATCTATAAAATTATTATTGTTAATTTTAGTATTAGTTATTTCATTATTTGATTCATTATTTTGTTCATTATTTATTATATTATTTGATGAATCTAAAATATTTAATGAAAAAAATTGTTTTACTATATTATTTTTGTCTGAATTTTCAAATGAATCACTTGTGGATATATTCTTTTTATTTTCAAAATAATCAAATATATATTTAGAATTGTTTAAATAATAATTTTTTTCTTTTTCTTTGAGAGATTTTATAATATTTTTATACTTATTTATAGTTTCTAATAAATCCATTTTTTTTTTGGATTTATTTATCATTAATTCAAGTTTTTCAATTTGTTTTAAATATTTAGGAATAACTACTTCTTCATTATGTTTAAAAGATTTTATTATTTCATTATGTTTGCTATCCAATGTTGTTTTAATAGTATTAAATTTTTTCATTGATGAAAGATTATATTTTTAATGTAGTAAAAATTTATATAATAATATTGTTTAATTATTTAATTATTTAATTAATTAATTAATTTAATTTAATTTAATTTAATTTAATTTAATTTAATTTAATTTAATTAATTTTCAAAAATTTTTTTTCTTTAGGAATATTATAAAAAAATGGCTGGTGGATTAATGCAATTAGTCGCCTATGGCGCTCAAGATGTTTATTTAACAGGTAATCCTCAAATTACCTTTTGGAAAGTAACTTATCGTCGTCATACTAACTTCGCGATGGAGTCAATTGAACAAACTTTCAATGGTCAAGCTGATTTTGGTCGCCGTGTAACATGCACTATTTCACGCAATGGCGATTTAGCTTACCGCACCTATTTACAGATTACTCTTCCTGAAATCAATCAAAGCTTAAAAAATCCCACCGACCATGTATATGCTAGATGGTTAGACTTCCCTGGCGAGCAATTAATTTCACAAGTTGAAGTTGAAATTGGTGGTCAGCGAATTGATCGTCAATATGGCGACTGGATGCACATTTGGTGCCAATTAACTCTATCAAAAGAACAAGAACGTGGTTACTATAAAATGATTGGTAATACTACCCAGTTAACATATGTTTGCGACCCAGAGTTTTCGGATGTTGATGGCCCTTGCTCGGCAACTGGTGTTCGTCAAGTTTGCGCCCCACGCAATGCTTTACCTGAAACAACCTTATATGTTCCATTACAATTCTGGTATTGCCGTAATCCAGGTTTAGCTTTACCTTTAATTGCCTTACAATACCACGAAGTAAAAATCAATTTAGACATTCGCAATATTGAAGAATGCTTATGGGCTGTAAGCAAAATTGATGGCGATGGTGTAAAAATTACTAACGCATACAAACAATCGCTAGCTGCCGCGTCTTTATTTGTTGATTACATTTTCTTAGATACTGATGAGCGCAGACGCATGGCCCAAAACCCACACGAATATTTAATTGAGCAGTTACAATTCACAGGCGATGAATCGGTTGGTTCGTCATCAAACAAAATCAAATTAAATTTAAATCATCCTTGTAAAGAACTAATCTGGGTTGTTCAACCAGATGCAAATGTTGATTATTGTGCTTCTACAACAACCGGCCATAATTTAAATAGATTATTAGGTGCTCAACCATTCAACTACACAGATGCTTATGATGCTTTACCAAACGCGGTTCATGCTTTTGGTGGTAGATTTAATACAAGATCATCTGGAAGTAGTGGTAATGGCTATATTAATACCAGTGGACTATTCCAAGACCCATTTGCCAATGATGTTACCGTAAGCGGTACCGGCTGGGTTACTAGTAGCACAACCGACTCGGGCGTTTCGGATGCTGGCACTTTCGTTTTAGCCGAAACTGCCTTAGATATGCACTGCTGGGGTGAAAATCCAGTTGTTGTTGCCAAATTACAATTAAATGGCCAAGACAGATTTTCGGAGCGTGAAGGCACATATTTCGACTTAGTCCAACCATTCCAGCACCACACTCGTGCGCCAGACACCGGCATTAATGTTTACTCGTTCGCCCTAAGACCAGAAGAACACCAACCATCCGGCACATGCAACTTCTCGCGAATTGACAATGCCACTCTACAATTAGTTTTATCTAATGCCACCGTTTCAGGTGTAAGCACTGCTAAAGTTCGCGTTTATGCTGTCAACTACAACGTCCTCCGCATTATGTCGGGTATGGGTGGTCTAGCTTACTCGAATTAAATAATTTTGCTTAGTTATTTTTCAGTTTTTTTAGTTTTTTAATAATTTCTTAATAATATTTTATTGAATAATCAATAAAATATTATTACTTTATTATGCTATATTATATTATATTATAACATATTAATACATTACTATACTATGAACACATCTTTAGTAATAAATAGTTTTTATATTACATATATTTTTTTAATTACTACTTCTGTAATTACGTTTATTGAAGCATTACGAAGTCCAATCCCACAAGTTCGCCATATTTTGAATTTAGAAACTTGTATTTCGGTTATTGCCGGTTATTTTTATGGATTATTTATAGAGCAAATAAATAAAACAAAAAAGAATGATCAGTCAAAAAATGAATTAGTAAAAGATAAAAACATTAATTCAGTTGACGATCTACCTTTAGAAAAAATTAATAATATGCGTTATTCTGATTGGGTAATTACTACTCCTTTTATGTTATTAGCACTTTCTATGTTATTGGGTTATGAAAATAAAATACAAGTAAAATTTAAACCATTTTTATTGGTCTTATTTTTTAATCTTTTTATGTTGGGTTTTGGATATAGTGGGGAAATAGGTTTATTAAATAGGACTTTGGCAAATTTTATAGGATTTATATTCTTTTTTCTAACATTTGGAACTATTTGGAAACTTTTTATGACATCATTGAAAGTAACATATCAATCAAAATTTATTTTTTGGTTATATGTAGGTTTATGGTCATTATACGGAGTATTTTATCAAACAAATGAAGCAACCAAACTAATAGGATACAATATGTTAGACTTAACTACTAAGGCAATAGTAGGAATTTTATTTTGGTTATATTTAACAAAATCCGTAATATTTTAATGTATTAATTTAGTATAAATGAATGATTTATCAAATATTACAATAACAAAAGAAGAAGGTAAACGTGAAAGAAAGCATAATGCTGTAAAATTACCTGCTAATTTAGATCAATCTAGTATACCTATTTATGTTAATTATTATAAAGAATGTTATGACCAAAAAAATAAATGCTATAGAGAATATTTTAAAATAGAAAAACATCCTCACAATATACATAATAAATTATATGTATCATCAAAATCAAATAAAATAAATATATTAGAAAAATTAGAAGAAATTAAAAAAATGTTATTAATTATTGAAGAAGAATATGAACATTATAAGAAAAATAATGAAACAAAACAAGTTATAAAAAGCAATGAAGAATTTATAAAAAGTGATGCTGAATTTATAAAGAGCGATGCTGAATTTATAAAGAGCGATGAAGAATTTATAAAGAGCGATGAAGAATTTATAAAAAGCAAACAACCACAACCAGTTTCTAATATTTTACAAAATAATAAAAATTCAATACTATTGCCAAAATATATTAGCATTAGAAAACACAAATCACAAGCCAACAAATATTATTTAATATATGATAAAAAGTCAGGTTCTAAAAGAAATACATTAAAAGCATTATGTTCAACATCCACATTATTAAAAACAAATTTAGAATTATTTATAACAAAAATAGAAGAAAAATTTGCCACATAATACATTATAAAAATTATATAAATATATTATTACTATTATTTTTGTAATGTTTTTAAAATTAAAATCAAAAAATTCTAAATTTAAAATAGTCCTCTTAAATGAAGATGTAATAGTCTATGTTAATAATTTAACAAACATAAAATGTCATATTTGTAATAAAAAATATAAACTACAAGATGATTTTTACAAGAAACAAAGCAAATTTTATTATTGCTCTAAAAATTGTTATCACTTTATTTAATTTTTTAGCTTTATGCTTTATGCTTTAAAACAATGTATTATAATAAATTTCACTTATTACTTCTACTAATTCATTTGCTAATTTGTCTTCATCAATATCAAAGAAGCATTGTATTTTATCAAGGATTAACGAGGCTTTATCGTGTGGCCATAGTTCCTTATCTCCTGGTTCACGCAATAGTGTATTATATACATAAGTTATTACAGGAATATCTTCACAGGTTATACTAACTTGTTTTATATGTTCAATATAACCTTGAACAAATGGTAAATCTATAGTAAATAGTACATCAGTAAATGTTTGAGGATCTGTATCAAGTCTATATTTCAAATATTCAATTATTAAAATCTCATTAACATAAGCATCACAAATAGTTGTTTTACATATACTTTTAAATTTATTTTCTATAAATGCTCCTGTCAATAATTCAATATTAAGATGGGGTTCATAATTAGTTTTTTCAATAAGCATTTGTTGCTTTAACATTTTTTATTGAGTATTGAGTATTGATTAGTAATAAAAATAAATATGTAATCAATTTTTTTTGCATAATAATTTTTTTATTTAAAAATATTTAACAAAAAAAATTGATTGCTTATTTTATTTAATTTATTATTAACATTAATATTATATATTATGGCACTATTTATCCAAGAAGTTGTTGCGATTATTGATCGTTCGGGTTCTATGTGTGGTAAAGAGCAAGATACTATTGGGGGAGTAAACTCTTCATTTGAAGTTATTAAACAAGATTTAAAACCAAATGAGCAAGTAAATGTATCTATTAAATTATTTGACCATGAAGAAAAAATGTTAATTAAGTCATTAAATATTAATAAGGTTAGACCAATCGAATTAAGACAATTTGTTCCACGCGGGCAAACAGCATTATATGATGCAATTGGTTCTACTATAACTTATTTTATGGAAAAAAAACTTCATAATCCAACTTGTTATGACAAATGTTTAATTTATGTTGCTACAGATGGTTGTGAAAATTGTAGTATAAAATTTGATGCGAAGTCTTTAAAAAAACTTATTGACAGCGCACAAAAATCATATAATATTGAATTACTTTATTTAGGTGCTAATCAAGATGCTATTTTAGAAGCATCAAAAATTGGTATTTTACCAACTCATGCCATTAATTATAGTGAAACACAAGAACAATGTATGTCAGCATATAGATCGGTTGGCAATGTTGTAAATAGGCAAAAAAGTAGAATGAATACCGCATTTACACAAGTTGAACGCAGTCAATCTTGCGTCACTACACCTCCGCCAACTCCACGTAATTCTAATAGTGAACCACCTCGTTTAAGACGTCAAATGAGTTTAAGACCTATATTTAGACATTTCAATTAATTAATTAAAAATTAAATAATTAAATATTATATTAAATAATTTAATATTTTTTTTATCAAATATTTCATAAAAATATTTTATAAAAAAACTAAAACTAAAACATAAAATGATTACATTGGGTGGGGTTCGAACCCACGAGGTTTTCACCATGCGAACTTGAGTCGCACCCCTTAGACCACTCGGGCACCAATGCTTAAAAAATGAATAGATTGCTATAATCTATTAATTAAACTTGCCCAGTAATCTTTATATTATTTTTTTAAATATTATATATACACAAAATTATTTCTTATATATTTATTACTATGGTAAATCAAAGGATTATAAAGTATTGAGGTGATATTTATAATATATAAAGTTATTTGCTCACGTTTTTTCATATACACATAAACATGCTCAATATCAAATGTTCCAAATGTTGCCCAATAACACCATAATAAATTAGTTAAACATGCCGTTAATGAATGATATAATGTAACGCTATCAGGTATATAAATGTTTACATATAAAAATGGTAAGTTATGTAAAATCATATTTCCAATATGAAAAATAGGGAGTGAAAGTCTTTTTCTAATAGCCATTCTCTTAAAAGTTGTATTATCTATAAAATATGCCCCATTAAATGTAAAAAAAATTATATAATTCCAACAATAACATATACTATATAAATAATTATAATTTATATAATTATTGTAAGGTTTAAAATAACATAAAATAAATAGAGCTAAGTTTATATTTGTAAAAGGAATAATATTCTCTCTAATAATAAACTCCATAATTCAAATAAAAATTAATAATTATTAATTATTAGTTAAGAGTAATTAATATTTAAATGTTATTACTTAATAATTATTTGCTATAATGTTTTTCTTTAAATTTCTTTTATTATGTTATTTATAATATATAAATAATGACAACAAGACAAGCACCATCAGAAAGTGCTAATGACTTTACATTAGGAACAAAAAAGCGAGGCAATGATGGTAATATGTGGGTCATAATACAAACAAAAAATAGTAAGCGGTGGTCTAAACTAAATGAAAACAAATTACAAAAAACAAAAAAAACAAAGAAAAATATAATATACAAAATAATTAAAGGAAACAATAAAACAAAAAAATATTCACTATACAAAATAATTAAAGGAAATAATCAAAATAAAACAAAAAAATATACAATAAAAAAAAGCAAAAAAGATGACATTTCGGTAGATAAATTAAGACAACTACTAAAAAAATATGACGCATCATTTAATGGTTCAAAAGAAGCGATGGCTCAAAAGTTATTTAGATTGCGGCGGGCAACAATTGAAAGCAATGATTTAGAATTAATTTATAATTTATTAGATAAAGGTCAAAAAATAAAAGCAACAAAACTCATACAAGATAGAATTAATAAACCAATTACTAATTATAGGGGAATGTATGAACCACTAACCAAACCAATAAGTTCAATGACGCGCGAAGAGTTAATAAAGAATTTACAGAAATTTAGAGACAGTTGGGAAAAAATTACTACGCGAGACCAAGATTTATCAGATGAACGTTTAAATAGCGAACCAACTGAGAGACTACGTAATCAAATTAAATTTTATTATAGTGATGATGCCAAATTCTTAGCTGAAGATTGGTTACGTAATTATGTATAATATTAAAAATATTTTTATTATTAAAAATATTTTTATTATTAATAATATTTTAGCTTTTACTAAAATAAAATTGATTAGATTATAAATTTTATTTTAAACAAATATATATAAAAACTTTATACATTTTAATGCCACCTCTTATTGTATCAATTGATGGAAATATTGGTTCTGGAAAATCAAGCGTTATGCGCTATTTGGAAAAAAACCTTGCTAATTATTGCGCTTCAAAAAACAATACTTGTAAAATCTGCTTTTTACAAGAACCTGTTTCTACTTGGGAATCAATTGGAGATGCTAACGGAAAAAGTATTATTACGCACTTTTACGAAAATAATGAGCGCTACAGTTTTGCGTTTCAAGTAATGGCATATACTAGTCGTTTGTCTTTATTGAAAGAAGCACTAAAAGAAAATTACGATGTTATTATTTGTGAGCGCTCCGTTTATACAG